ATGGATAAAAAGAAGTTTTTAAAAATATTTGAAATGTGTATTGCTGATGAAGATATTAGAAAGATAACTCTAAAGATTTCTGAACCAATAGGTCATAAAATTATAACCTTTAGAAGAAATAAATTTAATGAAATGTATGAGTATTATAAAAATAATTATGATAGTGAAATGAGATTAAAATCATGTACTCTTATTTATATTAATAAAATAGATTTTAGTATTAATGAGTGATTCAGGTGTTAATTAGAAAGCGTTAAAAAGTGATCTTTGAAAATTGAATAGTGCGGTATTTGTAGTATATGGTATAATTAACTAGTAAATGTAAGTTGTTGTTTTTAACAGGTATTGAGAATTAATATGTTACTATTATTGAGATATAAGTTATTATATTAAGATATTTATTTTGTTTTGTAAAATTTTTGTTCAAACAATAATGATTGCTATAGGTATATTATAAAAATAAATTTCATATAAAAATAAATAACACATTAAAGGAGGGAGAATATTAATATGTTTTTAGAAAATAGAGCAGACAAAATAGTTAGAGGGATATTTATTGGTGGTATAGTATATTTTATTGGGTTTATTCTAATATGCTTAGCAAGAACATCAGGTGCATCTTCAGAAATAGGACAATATATAGCTATAGGAATATTTTATTTAGGAACTATTTGTAAACCAGTAGGTATAATAGTTATTTTTAAATTTTTATGTGATTCATTATATAAGATATTAAAAGCAATTGATAACTATAATAACCAACAATCTTAAATTTTTATGAATACAAAATTAAATATAAGTTGCTAAAATACCGTATTATTCAAAAAGAATATGCGGTATTTTTTATTCGCAATTCTAAGAAAGGATAATTTAAATGAAGCAAATAGAAAAATTGATAAACGATTTAAATGAAGATAGCGTGGAACTCTTTCATAAAAATAGGACATCTAAACAGCAGGAAGAATTAATGAGAAGTATGCTAAGAAGAGCTAAGAAATTAAAAGTGTTATTAGAATGTGAAGTTAACCAACTTTATAGAGATAATAACTAAGAAAGGGAGACAAGCTCTCCCTTTAACTTAGACCTAATTTCTGTTGAATTATAGCTGTTGCTAGTGGAATCATTACTTGTAAAGAAACAGATCCAACTGTATTAGCTTTTTCTTTCACGGCTTTCCAAATATGATCTTCACGAATGTTATCTAAATATTGATGACCTTCCCAAGATAATCGGGATATTTCTTGTGGTTCATCTTCAGCATAAAAGACATTATCAACTAATTTAGCTTGAGAGACCATGTCTATATGATAAAATAAGGTATTTTTATCATAATGAAGACCATCTAATATCTCCTCAGATGAAACAAATTCTTTTTCATAGTCAGTATTATCTTCAATAAAAAGAAGAATGTCTCTAATACAATCATTATCTAAACGCATTTAAAATCACCTCACTTTTATAATCCTAATTATACTATAAAAGTGATAAAATAGTAATTAAAGAATAGGGAGGTAAATCATGAAAAAAACTAATGATAAAAAGGTATACGACTTAATATTTGAACATTATTATCCTTTAATTACTGGAACTAAAAAACCAAATGTTCAGTCTGTATCAGAAGAAAATTCAATTCCTTACGAAGAAATAAAAACCCAGAAGGACTATGGAGCTACACTTAAACCAAGCACCATTATGGTTGATATTGATGATATGGATAAAGCTCTTAAAGTAAAGAAAATAATTGAAAAATTAAATACTAACTGTATAATTATCCAAACATCGAGTGGTATGCATTTTCACTTTGCTAACACTAATATTAAGTCAAATAAGCAGCATTATTATACTCCATTAGGAATAAAAACAGAAACTAAGTATCCACATCAAAATGTAGTAACTCCGATAAGGTTAAATGGTAAAACTCGTAAAGTTATTTATTCAACTGATTCACTAGACAAGCTTCCTGTATGGTTAATTCCATTGAGTAAAAGATTTTCTACAGATTTCTCTAAACTCCAGGAAGGTGACGGAAGAAATGATACGTTATTTGCTTATATTTTAACTCTTCAGCAGCAATCACTTACTAAGAATGAGATAAGAGAAGTAATAAAAGTAATTAATCAATTTATACTTAAGGAACCAGTTAGTGATAAAGAATTAGAAGTTATATTAAGAGATAAGGCCTTTCTTAAGGAGTCTTTTTACATTAAAGGAAAGCTACAGTATGAAAAACTAGCTACTTATTTAATTAGAGAACATAATGTTGTAAAAATAAATGATAATCTTCATGTATATAAGCAAGGTTATTATACATCTGAAACAGATGAGATTGAAAGAATTATGCTTCAGTACATTGTCAATTCAACAAGGACTCCAAGATTGGAAGTAATGAGGTACCTGGAACTTAAATCTGAAGAAGTAAGAATGGAAACTCCAACATTGATATCTTTAAACAATGGAGTATTAAACTTGGAAACAAAACAGTTATTAGAATTTAGTTCTGATTATAAGATTAAAAATAAGGTGCCAATTAATTATAATCCAGCTGCGTATTCAGAAATTATGGACAAGACGTTAAATAAAATATCCTGTGATGATAAACAACTTAGAATGCTAATAGAAGAAATGATTGGTTATATATTATTTAGAAGGAATGAGCTTGGGAAATGTTTTATTTTAACTGGTTCAGGTGCTAATGGTAAATCTACTTTACTGGATGTAATCAAAAGACTCATTGGTAAAGAGAATATTTCAAGTGTGGCTCTGAATGAATTGAATGATCGTTTCCGTACATTCCAATTAGAAGGTAAGTTGGCCAATATAGGTGATGATATTAGCAATGGTTATATTGAAGATAATAGTACCTTTAAAAAATTAGTTACTGGAGAAACAGTTAATGTAGAAAGAAAGGGGAAAGATCCTTTTGATTTTGAGAACTATTCAAAACTGATTTTCTCATGTAATGAAATTCCTAGAATCAATGATTTGAGTGATGGACTTAAACGTCGTATCATATTCATTCCTTTCAACGCTAAGTTCAGTAAATCAGATCCTGATTATGATCCATTTATAGTAGATAAGCTTTTATCATCAGAGTCATTAGAATATTTATTAAAAATAGCATTAGAGGGATTAGATAGAATTTTATATAATAGGGAATTTACAACACCTAAATCTGTTAATGATGCATGGGAAGATTACGAAAAACGTAATAATCCAATACTAGGATTTTTAGAGGAAGGAAAAATTGAAAATGAATCAACTAAAGATGTATATCTTCAATACCAAACATATTGCAGTGAAAATGGTTTAAAACATCTCAGTAGAATAGCCTTTAGTAGAGAAATTTGTAAGCATGGATATAAGACTAAGCAAGTCAGAATTAATAATAAGAAAATATATATTTTTATGAAAGAGAGTGATGAAAATGAAAAACTATAAAATATCTCATTTAGGAACTGAATCAAATGATAAAGTATTTCAAGCTTTAAAAGAAGTAGATAATCCAACAGAAATAGGAACTATTCTAACTTGTTATGTTACAGATACATTTGATAAAGAAGAAAGATTAAACGTAATTAAAAATATTCTTACAAGGTTCACAACTGATTTTTTAATAGATGAATTACCAAAAGGTGAAGTAGAAAGACTTAGAAAATTAATAGATAGAATTTAATAAAAGACATCTAAGGCAATTTTAAGACACATCTAAGGCGTTAGTAAACCAAGTAAATACAATAATTGCAGTGGTATGTGCCTTAGATGCCTTAGATGATTTTAAATTCTTTACTATAAAATTACTACTTTTCAAAAAAAGTTATTTATATATATAAAGAAAAATATATATATCTAAGACATTTTTTAGATATATAAAATAGTTGTTAAACAAGTAATATCAATACTTTAAGTGCGCCTTAGATGTATTTTTATATCTAAGACAAAAACAAGCTATCTAAGGCAGAGATGAAAATATTATTGATTTAAGTAATACCAACGATTAAGGAGGATTTTATGAGTACAAATGATAAATTTAAAAGAGTAGAAGCAATGCTTTATAACTATAAAAACACAGTTGCTGAGATAAAAATATTAAAAAGAGATTTAGAAATATTAGAAAATGATTATAGAGGAACTGGAGCTATAGGATATGAAGAGAAGACAGGTTCAACTAATAAATTTAATTCAGATGTAGAGAATGAAGTTATTAAGAGAGCAGAGAAGATCCAAAGGCTTAAATCTAAAATAAGACTTAAAGAAATAGGTGTTGAAAACATAGATGCAGCATTAGAAAGTTTATTGAAAGAAGAAAGATATTTAATAGAAAAAAGATACTTTGATAAGATTAAATATAAAATAATAGCAGCTGAATTAAATATATCAGAAGATATTGTAAAGGGATATAGAAGAACTAACATCATAAATAAGCTTATTCCAATGCTTATACGTGATAATTCACTAGAATAGGATAAATATGATACAAAAGTAATACAGTATTGATATAGTATTATATTAAAACAGTTAAATAATAGTGATATAATAGTAATATAGAAAAATATCAAAGACAGAGGCATCTTAAATAGGTGTCTCTTATTTTGTATAAGGAGGTTTATCTATGCCAGAAATAACAGAACTACAAAGTAAAATAATAGATATGGTACTTGAAGGCTATGAAAAGACTAAGATAGCTAAAGAATTAAACATAGCTCGTTCATGGTTATATAAGATTTTAGATAAACCAGAGGTTAAGGCTGAGCTAGAAATACGTAGAGCACACCTTAGAAAGTCTGCAAATGATAAAATTACTAGTAAGGTTAACTTTTTGGCTGATGAAATGCTTAAATTAGCTAAAGAAAGTACTGATCAACGTGTTAAATATAACGCTATTAAGTATCTATTAGACAGATCTCTCGGTGTTCCTACTGCTGCCAAAGAAGATAATATTGATCCTGGTGATAATGATAAGAATAAAGATAGTAACCAATTAAAGAAGGAGCTTGAAGATATTAAGAACTTGACTGTTGTTAAGTAGTTCGTAATGGTAGAGTATTACAAACCAATATAACATTACTAAAATTTAGTTTAAATAAGTATTGAAAATACTTTACAAACGTTCGTTAAAGCATATTTACTTTTATGAACGATAGGCTTATAATGTATTTATAGATAAGAGCTGTAGGGGTACCTTCTAAAATGGATATGCTCTGATACACCGCTGACCGACTACGGAAATTTTATGAAATTCGTAAAAAATCAAGGTTGTATTTACTTCTTAAATTAAAAATATTATAATTTTGATATAGAAGTAAGCAAGAGGTGGGGTTTTATGAGTTACGGAATTTATTCTATTACAAACCAAATAACAGGTGATAAATATATTGGTCAAACCAAAGTTAGTTTTGAAGATAGATGGAAACATCATCTAAATGATTTAAAAAGAAATATCCACGATAATGATTATCTTCAGAAAGCTTGGAATAAATACGGAGAAGATGCTTTTGAATTTAAAGCAATTCATATTTGTGATGAGTTGGACATTTTAAATGACTTAGAAGTTTACTACATAAAAAAATATGATTCATTTAATAATGGTTATAATTTAACTTCCGGTGGTGATGGTTTTGAAGGTAAAATTAGTGAAGAAACTAGATTGAAAATGATAGCAAATGCTAAAATTTCAGCTAGAAATAATTCTGATTATACTGAAAATCAAATCGCTAAAGTTAAAGAATTACTTGTTAACGAAAATTATGTAGGTAAGTTATCTAAAATAGCTAAAATAACTGGGGTAAGAGAAAATGTAATATCATCTGTTAGAGCATTGACCTCTTGGGTAGATGTTAAAAGTGAATTGAATGAAAAAATAATAGAAATCAATGATAAAGAAACTAGAAACAAAAATATTATAGTTGACTTCATTGATAATAAAATGACTATAGATGAGTTAATTAATGAATATAATTTAACTCAAAGTTCTATATATTTAATTCTACAAAATAATGGTTTGAAGAATAAAATATCTATTATTAATAAAATTAATTCCGATTTAAAGCTTGAAGTTAAAATTATAGAAGCTTATGAAAATGGAGTTAAGACATATATTGATATGGAAAGAGTAACTGGAATTAGTAGGTACCATTTAGAAAGGCTTTCAGATAAATTAAATATTAATTTAAACACTAATAAAAAGACAACTGTTAAAAATATTAATTGGGATAAAAATTCTAAGAGATATTTGGTTAGATTGACCAATAATAAAAAACAAATTGTTATTGGTGGTACAAAAGATTTGGATGAAGCAATCTCAATTAGGGATAAGGCTAAAGAATATATTAGTGTTGGTGATGATGAAAAATTACTAAGCTTAATTGAAAGTTTAAAAAAATAATTTCTATAATATTTTTGAAAAACCGAGGTGTTTGTGATGAATAAAACTTTTGCTTATTTACGAGTTTCTACTAAAGACCAGAATCTTGATAGACAAAGAGAAAGTGTTCTTAAATATTGTGAAGATAACAATATTGAAATTCAAGAAAGAGATATAATAACTGATAAACAATCTGGTAAAGACTTTAATAGAGAAGGTTATCAAACATTAAAGAATAGTTTATTACGTTCTGGTGATACATTAATAATTAAAGAACTCGATAGACTTGGTAGAGATATGACTATGATTAAGGAAGAATGGCAGTCCCTTGAAAGAAAAGGAATAAGCATAGTTGTTATAGATACTCCAATACTCAATACTGTTGGAAAATCTGATTTAGAAAAAACTTTAATATCTAATATAGTATTTGAGTTACTTAGTTATATGGCTGAAAAAGAAAGACTTAAGATAAAACAAAGACAGGCTGAGGGAATTGCAGCAGCCAAATCCAAAGGTAAGAAATTTGGAAGGCCAACAATATCTTATCCTGATAATTGGGAAGAGGTTTATACGAAATTGAAGGATGGAAAAATTACAGCTGTAAAAGCTATGGAGTTAACTAGTATGAAAAAGACATCTTTCTATAAGTTAATTAAGCAATATGAAAATAAGTAGTGTATTAGGCTTGTAGAAGTGGTAGAATTTATATAGATTATAAGTTATCAATTAAAAAGTAAAGAGGTCGTACAAGGCTAATACAAGTTTTAAGAGGGGGTTATTATGAAAATAGGAATGAGAAAACCTTCACTAAAGAAAAGTTTAAAAGCAAGAACTACTGGTAAAGCAAAAAGAGCAGTGAAGAAAGCTGTGATACCTGGCTATGGAAAGAAAGGTACAGGATCGTTAAAGGATCCAAAGAAAGCTGCTTATAATAAAGTATATAAAAAGACAACTTTTAGTATATTTGATATATTTAAATAAAGGATATTGCCAAATCCTGTAGAATTATTTCTATGGGAGGAGGTGATATTATGTCTAAATACGTAGCACCATCATTAGAAAAGGATGCATTTACTTGTCCATATTGCAATACGCTATCCCAACAAAACAAAGAAGAATCTGAATACTGGTATAATGATTTTTCAAAAAAATTTCAATTTGCTTCAGTTAATATGTACGTAAATAGGCCGTTCACAATAACTATAACTACATGTCAATGTTGTAAAAGATATCATATTTGGTATAATGATAAAATTTTAGTGCCATGTACTTCAAATATACCGTTACCACTAGATAGTATGCCTGATGATATAAAACAATTATATAATGAAGCTAGAGATGTATTTCCACATTCTAAAAGAGCAACTGCTGCATTGTTAAGATTAGCATTGCAAAAACTATGTGTGTATCTTGGTGAAAAAGGAAAAAATATAAATGATGATATTGCCAGTTTAGTTTCAAAAGGACTACCAGTTGAAGTACAGAAAGCATTAGATTATGTTAGAGTCACTGGGAATAATTCAGTTCATCCTGGAGAAATGAATATTGAAGATGATGATAATGTGTGTCTAAGGTTATTTTCAATGATAAATTTCATTGTTGACAGGATGATAGTTCAGCCTAAAGAGATTGAAGATGCTTTTGATTTTTTACCTGAAAAGGCTAAGGTTGCAATAGAAAAAAGAGATAAAAAATAAGAACTCTCATAATTGGGGGTTCTTTTTATTTAAGAAGGAGGTGAGTAGATGTAGAATATTTATAAATCATATATATGTAGAGGTTGTGGTAGGACAACTATTTTGTTGAATGAGGAAGTTCAAAGAACATTAAAATCCAATAGATATATTGCATGTGCTCATTGTGGATGTAAGAAGTTTATCCTAGAAGATGAGTCTGCTGATCTTAGGGAAATAATGAAAGCTAGGAAGTATAAAAGAAATTCACACGGTGCAATTATTGAAACTGGATAAAGAAGGAAAAAAGCTTTTCTTATAGAATATTATATTCTATGGGGGAGTGGTGTTATGGTGAAGGCTATAGAGAAATTTTATAAACATAACAAAATGTTAAGTAAAATTGGAATTATAGCAATTTTAAATTGTTTCGTATTTATAATTACTGATAAAATTCAAGAGTGGTATTATGGCTTGGGAGATTTATATAAATTTTCATATGATTTAAGTTTAGCATATTTAGGTTCGCTAATTTTTTATATTGTACAAGTTTACTTAGTTGATGAGAAGAAAAAAGAAAATTTGAAAAAACAAATTTTTTTATATTTGTTTTCTATACATGCGGAATTATATACAGCTAAATTTAGTTTAGAGACATTAGAAATTTCTTTAGCTAGAGATTATGAAAAATTTAAAAAGGCATCTAATAAAGTTACTTTGGGGAGTGAACCAAAGAATGATAAAGAATTAAAAATTTTATTTAATAACAATATAATATATTCACTAGATTCTTTACAGAAACACTTAAATACTATTGATGAATATATGAAAACAATATTTGCAATTAATATTTCATCATTAGGTAGTAATATGGAATTTTTAGATCCAGCTATTCAAGAGTGGATAGAACAATATAAAAAAATGAAAGCATACAGATTTGATTATCATAATGGAAATCCTGAATCTGAAATATTGTATTATAGGTGTATGCTTAGTGTTGTTATGGACCTGTATAAAATTTATGATGAAGAGTATATAAGAAAGCAAATTAATATATAAAAATAATAAGAGGTGATAAAGCTTGAATATACCATTTGAGTTCCCAAGTGATGAAGCAAGAAACAAATGGTTGCTTTATCACTATTTGAAAAAATCCTATAATGAAAAGAATCTACTATTTGGTAGATTCTTTTAGTAATAATTTAATTGCTTTATCTAGTAACTTAGAAATTAGAACTCCAGTTTATTTAGATAAGCTTTTAATTTTTCATACAATTCTTTATCCATTGAACTATTAGGAATTACTCTATTTTTTAGATTAGGATTTCCCATTAAATCACTTCAATATTATTATATTATTTTAAAAATTAACAGTCAATTGACCGTCAATCGTGGGATAATATAGTTAAGAGGTGATGTACATGGAAATAAAAGAACCTTATGGTTTTATCTATATTACTACAAATATGATTAATGGTAAAAGATATATTGGACAAAGGAAATTTTCCAAAGGGTGGAGTAGTTACTTAGGCAGTGGTAAAGTTTTGAAGCAAGCTATTGAGAAAGATGGAAAAGAAAATTTTGTGAGAGATATAGTAGATATAGTTTATTCAAAAGATAAGTTGGATTATTTAGAAATTGAATGGATTAATAATTATAATGCTATTGAAAGTTATAATTTTTATAATATTGCAAAAGGTGGAGAGGGTGGAGATAACCCTGGTAAATTATCAGTAATGTATGGTAGACAGTTGTCAATTGAAACCAAAAATAAAATTAGCAATACTAGAAAATTAAGATGTGTTGCTAAAGGTAAAAATAATCCAATGTATGGAGTTAGTATAAAAGGTGAGTTACATCATGACTATGGTACTCGTCATAGTGAAGAAAGAAATAAGAAGCAAAGTCAGACTATGAAGAATAAATTCAAAACTGGAGAATGGAAACCTCCTTTTAAAGGGAAAAGTCATAGTGATGATAGTAAAAATAAATTAAGTAAAACTAGAATTAAAAAAAGATTATCAAAAGGTAAAAATAATCCAAGAGCTAAAAAGGTAATGTGTGTTACAACTGGAAAAGTATTTGATACTATGAAAGAAGGTGCACAGTTTTATAATATAAAATCATTAGGTAACTTATCTCATAATATAAAAATGAATAAGTCATGTGGAAAGTTAAATGGAATTCCGTTAGTATGGAAAATTTTAAATTAAGGGGTGGTAGAGTGAATATTCCTTTTGAATTTAAAGATGATGATAGTAGGAATAAATGGTTACTCTATCATTATCTTAAGAAAACATTTTTGAATATTGGATTATCTGAAAATAATGCTGAAATTAAAACTGATGAAACGATTTTAAAGAACTCTAAAAACTTATTCGGATTCCACGGATTAGCGTGGCAATTGGGTAGTGAGAATTTAGAGTTTTTTTGTTTGTATTTTTTACAGGATATATATTTACCTAAGGAAGATAATACTGCAGCTCCACTAGCTGAAGTACATCATGAACTTTGGAGGGATATCCAGGATTCTATTATTGGTGATGGACCAGAACAATTAGGCAGAGTAGTTTCAAGAGGTACTGGAAAAAGTGCATTTGGTACTTTGGGCCCTAGTATTTGGAGTATGGCCTATAAGCATAAAACTTATGTTTTGATTTGTTCTGATATAGGATCTACTGCTGAAAAGTTTATTAAGGATATAAAAGATAATGTTATTGAAAATAAATATATTGAAGATGCATTTGGAAAATTACTTGATGATGCAAATAAGGATTATAAATGTAATGCTACACAGTTAGAGTTTACTAATAGGACATTTGTTGAAGCAATTTCTTCTACTTCTCCAATGAGAGGTAGAAAATATAGAAATACTAGACCTGATTTAATAATTCTTGATGATTATCAATCTGAAGATGATGTTAGAACAGAAGAAGCTAGACAAAAAAAATGGAAAAGATACTCAGATGACGTTAAGTTTGCAAAGCAAAGACCAGTTAAAAGAAATGGTAAGATTGTTAAAAAAGGTACCGTTCTTATGGCTTGGGGAACCCAGCAACATAAAGAATGTTTCTATAGTAGATTATTGAAATCTGCAACTTGGAAATTTAAGAAATATAAAGGTGTATTTATAGATGATTTTATCAATGAAAAGGGTGAAAAAGTTAATGGATTGGATCATTATTTTTCAACTGGATTATGGAAAGAATTTAGAGATATACTTTTTAACTTTAAAAATGAAGATAGACTTGAAGATGCTAAAGAGTTTTATTATGAGCATGAAAAGGAAATGCAATTTAAAACTCTATGGAGTGAATTTTGGGATTGCTTAGAACTTGCGTTAGATTACTATGAAAATCCAAATAGTTTTAAACAAGAGGTTCAAGGGGATGTTGATTCCATAGGTGAAAAATACTTTAAGAGGTTGAGTACTGAACCGAGAGAAACTATAGAAACTCATGACTTTATTAAAACTATGCTTTGTGTGGATCCTGCTGCAAGTGGTGGTGCAAACAATGACTATTGTGCATTTTTAGTTGGTTCTGAATCTAGTAATGGTAATAAGTATGCTAGAAAAGCGAAGTTAGAAAAAATAAATGCTAGGAAAGAGTTTGATAAATATATCCAGAAGATGGTTGATTATTTGCTTGAGTATGAGGATATTACTCATGTAAATATTGAAAAGAACACATTTAATGGGGCTGATGCAAATCAGTTAGAAAAAGCAATTAAGGAACATCCAATTCTGAAGTTTAGAGATATAACTATCATTAATGAAATGCAAAGAAAAAACAAGGATGATAAGATTTCAACAATAGTACCATATGTAAATAATGGTACTTTTATTTTTGCTGAAGAAGATGAAGAATTTACAAATCAACTTATGGAATTTGCTGGACAAAAATTCACAGTACATGATGATGCTGCCGACGTATCTGCTGAGTTTTGGTTGAAGATAGATACTATTGAAGGAAGTATACAAATTCAATTGTTGGATAGAAGATTATTTGGTTTGTAGGAGGTGTGAAGGTTGAAAATAAGTGAATTAATAAAAAAGTTATTTAAGAAAGAAATAGGATTAGATTTAAGTAATCCAGAACATCTTAAATTAGTAAAGAAAGCGTATGGATCATATCGTGTTTTTAGAAATATTTACTTGAAGATGTATCGCTATTATAGGGGGGATACAGATGCTATAAGGAAGTATTTATTTGTTACTGAAAGGTCTAATCTTAAGATAAATACTAATTATATTAAAAAGTTTATAAGAGAAGAAGTTGCCTATACAGTTGGAAATGATATTACTTATGAGTCAAGGAGTGATAATGATGAAATAGTTGAGAATATTGAATACTACACAGCTCATTGGAATGAATTACATGACTCTGATTTAATGAAGTATTTACTGATTTTCACAAAGGTTTATGAAATATATTATATAGATGATAATGCGGATTTTTGTAGTAAGATTATAAAACCAACTGATGGCTATGCTTATTTTGATAGTGTATCAGGAAAAGTTCTATTTTTTATTCATGCTTTTAAAAATGATTTTGAAAATACAATTTCTTATATAGATGTTTATACATCAGATAAGATATATCACTTTGATAGTAAATTTAATGAAATATCACAGCCTACTGAAAATATTTTTGGAGAAGTGCCAGTTACTATTGGAGATTTAACGGAAGAAGGTGTTGATGATAGCCTTTATAAAGATTTAAAAGGACTTCAAGATGCTTTTGAAACTAATCTTTCTGATATTGGTAATGAAATAAGTGATTTTAGAAATGCTTATTTACTATTCAAAAATGCATCAGTTGAGCCAGAAAAAATTCCTGAAATGAAGAAATTGGGAATAATTCAATTAAAAAATAAAAATAGTGACGCAGCATGGTTGATTAAAAATGTTAATGATACATTTATTCAAAATACGTTAGATAGATATGAGGATGTAATGTATCAACTAGCATGTCATATTAATCATAATGAGAAATTGCAAAGTAATTTGAGTGGTATAGCTTTAAGATCTAGATTGATCGTATTGGAAAATAAGTGTTCACTTGAAATAAAAGCACATAAAAACATGGTTAAAAATAGAATTAGATTTCTATTTAAGTATTTAGATATAAAAAAGAATAAGAAATTTGATTATAAAGATGTTAAGTTCTTATATACTCCTAATATACCTAGTGATGATTTGGCAACAGCTCAAATGTTAGCTCAACTACCAGAAGGAGTTGTTTCAAAAGATACTGGAAGAGGCTTATTGAGTTTTGTAAATAATAAGGTTGCTGAAGGAAAAAAGGTTGATGAAGAAAATCAAGAAGAAATGAAAAATATTCCTGATTTAGAACATGGTGATGAATGATGGATAGAGAGAAATTTTTAGAAGATATTTATAAGTCATCTGAGGAAGGTTTAAAGGAAGTATACAAGGAGCAGGAAGAAAATAAGGAAAATATTTTAAAAGAGATAGCTATGATTTTGCTTACTTACACTATTGTTGATAATGTGTTGAGTCTAAATAAAAAAGAAAAAGATAGTTGTTACAATAAACTATCAAAATTGATTTTAAGCATGTTTGGTGCTGAGATTAAGAACTCTACTGAAACAATTAATAATATATTAATTGATGCGGCAGAGAAGAATTTTAAATATTATGGGTTAAAGGATAATAAAAGGTTTATTGAAAAGTTAGTTAATGAACACTATAGAGGGTTAAAATTCTCAGATAGAGTTTGGAATAATGGTAATGATGTATCTAAAATACTTCACAAAGAGATTAAGGATTTCCTTGATGGTAAAATAAATGCAAATCAAATTAAATCTCATATTGAAAAGCGATTTGATGTTAATAAGTATAATGTGAAAAGATTAGTTAACACAGAGATAGCTAGAATAGAAAGTAAAGTTACAGAAAATTATTTCAAGGAATATGGAATTAAAAAAGTTAGGTATAATGCTTGTTTGTGTAATACTTGTGATAAATGTATGAGTGATCATAATAAGGTATTTAATGTTGATGATTCTAATAGACCAAGTTTACCTAGACATCCAAATTGTCAATGCTTTTATGTCCAGGAAGATGATGAAAAAACTCTAGTAATGAATCTCCAACTTTTTGGAATTAATGAAAGAAAAGAATTACAAAAGCTAATTGATAATGGGGTTATAAATAAAGTTAATTATGATAAATGTTATAAATATTTTAATGAACAGTTTAGGAACGGAGTTACAACACCAATAGAAATTGTTTATAATGATAAGGACAGGTTTATTCATATTGCTAGAAGGCATACAAATATGATTTCTAAAAAGCAAATAGATAACATAATAGATAGTCTTAGAAATCCAAATGAAATTTATAAAACTATAGATAAATTTGGAATAGAAGGAAAGGGATATGTTAAAAATATAGACGGAAATCAATTGTTAACTATTGTTAGAAATGGTATAATAACTTCATATTATCCAAGTGAAAGCTATATTAATAAAGTAAAAAGAGGTGAATTGATATGGGCAAAAAGGTAATTAGTTTAAGTATTGATGAAAGTGATATAGAAGGTATTTTAGAAAGTTGTATTATATTAGAGTCAAATGATGAAATTGCATATGTTGATGAATATGAAGTTCCATATCAAGTTGAGATCCTCATGAGCACAAGAAAGGGAATGAATATTCCTGACGTTATAGAAATAAAGGGATTAAATCAGCTATATGATGTAATAGATAGAGAGGATTGTCTTCCTGATGTTGGATTACTTGATTATGAAGAAGAGGAATTGGGATTAAACCTAAAAGATGTAACTTTGAGAGAATTATATAAAGAAGTTTTAAATAAAGTTTTAAAATAGAAGCACTTACTAACTTAAATGGTAGGTGCTTTTATTATGCTTAAAATTAAGGAGGAGTATCATGAAAATCAAGAGTAATAGAGATGGCTCAAAGTGGATTGATATTACTAAGTCCTTATTATTGTGGAGAACTTATCCTCAGGCAAGGACAAAATTTATATTTTGGAAAGCACCAGGATTAAAGAAATTCTATGGTTATAAAAACCTTAGGTTTAGAGTGTGGAGTTATTCAAACGAAAAACTATCATTGAAAAATCTTAGAGTATTTATAAGATTACCATTTTTTTATTGGCAAAAACATAATTGTGGATGGGAATTTGGACTACCTAATATATATTTATGGTGGCATGAAGCAAGGATTCATTAAGTCTTAGGAAACTAAGGCTTTTTATTATGCTTGTAATCGTCTTGTGGAAGCTTTCTTGTACAAGGGGATATAAATACTAACTAAGTTAAATAATTTTGTGTCACAAGGCTCATAAAGAGGTTTGTGGGATAAGGAGGATATATGTTAAAGAAAGATTTATTAAAACTAATTGAAAAAGCTACTGATGATCAAGATATTGATGAATTAGTAAAAGATAGTGATTTAGCTAAGTCACTAAAAGAAAGTGGACTTACCTTAGAGGCCTTTAAGGAAAAAACGAAAAATGATAAAGACTTTAAAGCTTATATGGAGAGTGAAAATGATAAATATCACAATAAAGCTTTAAAGACTTGGAAGGAGAATAATTTAGAGAAGGAGCTTGAACCTTTTATTAAGGAAAAGTATCCTGATTTAGTTACTGATCCTATGGCTAAGAAGTTAGCTGATTTAGAGAAACAACTAGCTGATGAAAAAGCAGCTAATGCAAGAAAAGACCTTTTAGCTGAAGCTATGAAATATGCAAAGGATAAGAAGTTACCAGCTAGTGTGGTTGAGAAGTGCTTAGGTGAAGATTTTGATAAGACTAAGGAGATCATAGACTCTATAGCTGAAGATTGGTCAAAGGGACTTGAGGCAATAGTTACTGAAAAAATGAAACAGTCTAGTTATGTACCTGGTAATGGAGCAGATGGAAAACCAATTAGTATTGGGGCTTCTATTGCAGCTCAAAACAATTCAAGATCAAGTGCTCCAAGTAATCCTTGGGGTGATAAATAAGGAGGAAATTTTATGTATTTTAAAAGATCAAATTATGAAAATGATATGGAGATTCTAGTTACTGAAAAGAATTTAGTTACTTTTTCAGGAACAGTATTAGCTTCAAATGTTACTCAAGCTGATGAGAATGGAAGAAAGTATGTAAAATCTGGTTCTTTCATTGATGCTACAGGTGCAGTTGTAAAACCAAGTGGATCAAGTTTTGAAGGTAATCCTATAGGGATTCTTTATAAAACAGTAGATGTAACAAACGGAGATGCTCCAGCTTCAATAATAGTTGAAGGTTACTTGAGAGAAGATAGAGTATTTGATGGTTTTGAAGAAGATGCTAAAACTGCTGCTAAAGCAAAAGTGCCAAATATAAAATTTAGATAGGAAGGTGAATAATAAATGCCAAGATTAGAAGAAGTTTTTAATACAAATGAATTAGTTAATTATTTTAAAGAAAGAAAAGTTACTCCAATGTTAGGGGAATCACTTTTCCCTGAAAGAAAGATTCAAGATATTGAGCTTGACATGATCTTAGGAACAGGGGGACTTCCAGTAAGCGCAGAAGTTCATGCTTTTGATGCAGAAACTCAATTAGCATCAAGAGAAGCAATTGAAAAAGGTGTTGCAAGCTTAGCTCTTATTAAGAGAAAGATTAAAATTGCAGAAAAAGAAATCATTAAGATAAATAATCCAAGAACAGATTCAGAATTAGCCTTTGTTTTATCTTTACTTTATAATGATGCTGAAAAAATGACAGATAGCGTTAAAGTTAGACTCGAAGCTATGAGAATGGAGTTATTATCTACAGGCAAAATTGCTATTAATGAAAATAAGATTAAAGTAACTATGGATTATAAAGTTCCAAATGGAAACAAAAAGGCATTTACATGGCAAGCACCTGAAAGTGATACTCCACTAGATGATTTAGCAGCATTAGCCGATGCAGTTGAAGATGAAAGTGGTTCAAGACCAACAAGAGCATTAACTTCTAGAAAAGTTGTTAAAACTATTTGCAATTGTGCAAGTGTAAGAAAAGCTATTTATGGAGTTAACTCAGACAAGATTGTTACTTTAGCTGCATTAAATGAGCTATTAGCTCAATTAGATTTACCTCAAATAGTGGTTTATGAAGGAAAATACAAGAAAGAAACTACTAAAGGATATACTACTGCTAGATATTTCCCTGAAAATGTAATATCTATGTTTGGAGATGAAACATTAGGGGAGACTATTTATGGTTTAACAGCTGAAGAAGTTAAACTTATTGGTGATGGAAAGATGGAAGAAGCTTCTATGTTAGATAATAAGATTTTCGTTGGAACTTATACATCTATAGATCCCGTTGGAGAATTTACTAAAGCTGTTGCTACTGCATTACCAACATTACCTCATGGAGAAGAATTAGGAATAGGAACCATAAATTTACCCTAATCAAGCCCTAGAGACATCTAGGGTAGGAAAAGCCAAAGTTGGTAAGGCAAAAGTAGGAAAGGAGTAATGAAGGATGGCAGCATACGAAAAGCAAACATGGGTTGATGGTGAAACAATAACAAAAGCAAAATTAGATCATATAGAAGAAGGGATTGCAAACATAGAACTTACTCCAGGTCCTAAAGGTGAACCAGGTACACCTGGAGAAAAGGGAGATCCTGGACCTAAAGGAGCAGATGCTGTAATTAATAAATTAAATAAAGTAGATGCGTTAGATGGTGGGGCAGAAGTTGCAGTAGTAGTAACAGCATTTAATAATTTAATTGCAGATTTAAAAGCCAAAGGGCTTATGAATGAATCATAAATGGAGAGTACTTAGTTACTCTCTTTTATTTTCTATTAAGGAGGGGTTAAATGTACTCTAATGAGGATATTGCAATAGAAAAGATTAAAGGTTATTTAAATGTTACTGGTAATCCTAAGTGGACTAAAGAATATGTTTTATCCAATTATGGAATAGCTGTTCAGGTATTAGTTGACAAAGCTGAAAGTTATAAAGTAATGCCAGGAGTTAAATCATTTAGTGAGGGTGGTCAAAGCATGACTTTCTCTGATGAAGGAAAATGGACCATAACTGATGATATTAAAGACTTATTACCAGCTCCATTTGTTAAGTTAATGGGGTGATATTGTGGGTGTATTATTTAAGAATGCTGATATCACTCTTTATAATAAGTATTATGATAAAGAAAATGATGTTGATAGGTATCAAAGAGTTGTTATAAGGGAAGTTAATTGGCAAGGTAAAAGGAATGCTACTGTTGGCGATAAAGGATTAAATCGTGATGATAGCATTCTTATTTTTATTGATAAAATACCAGGGTATGTTAGCCCTAAAAGGTTTGCTAAGTTAACCAATGAAGAAAGACCTAATTATTTTACTTTTGGTGTTAATGACATAATTGTAAAAGGTGAATGTGATTTTGAGATTACAGGTATTAGACCTAACTCAATAACTGACTTGGAAAATAATTTTGATGATGTTGTTAATATTCTTGGTGTTCAGGAATGGTCAGGTCATTGGGAGGTTGAGTGTAAGTAATGGCTACAACTGTAAGAATTGAAATGGATAAAACAGAAAAGATATTACTTAAGAGGTATCTTAATAAGAATGGAAAAGCTCAAGTTAGATTTACTAAGGAATGCTACAAAATTATGAATCCTTATACACCTTTCTTAACTGGTAGATTGAAGGATATGATGGTTCAAGTTAATCCTACTAATATTGAATATAACGCTCCATATGCAGCTGAACAATTTTATAAGAATGCTGGAAATGGTAAACAAGGTACTAGCTTTGGAGGTTTAAGAGGTAAGAGATGGGATAAAAGAGCTTGGGCCGATAAAGGGAATAGTGTAGTTAAAACAATAGCTGATTTTGTAGGAGGTAGAGCTAAGTGATTATAGATAGTATTAGAAAATTTATAAGAACATGCCCTTATCTGCAGGAATTTAATGGAGCAGTAAAAGTAAATGTTGATTATCTTGGTGAGGAATCAACTATGTACAGTATTGAAGAAACTCCATGTAATCCAATAATAAAAAAATATATAGATGGATCTAGCATAAGACAGTTTGAATTTATATTTGCTAGTAGAGAGTCATATGGTCCAGATGTATTAAATAATATTTCCAATAGTGGATTTTACGAGGATTTTGCAAATTGGATAGAAGAAGAAAATATAAAAGGCAATTTACCTGATTTAAATGATAAAGAGTGTAGAACAATAGAGTGTTTAACTACTGGTTATGCATTTCAAACAGATGTTGATAAAGCTAGATATCAAATTCAAATGAGAATTACTTACTTTCAAAAAGGAGGAAGATAGAATGGGAATTAGAAAGAGGAGTATACAAGCTAATTATTTAAAAGTAAATGATATGTTTGAACTTTTAGGAACTGGTTTTACAGAACTTAATGAAAGTCCTAGTGCTCAAACTGCTAATAAAAGATATATAAATCAAGTAAGTGCTACTCAAAGTATTACAGGTTATGAGTGGTCAACATCATTTAATACAGATCAAATAGCTTCTGATAAAGCAATTGGGTATATAAGAAATATTGGAGAGATGTTATTAACTGGTGCTGATACAGAAACAGAGTATATAATAGTCGATTTAGATAAGAAAGCATCTGAAGAAAATAAATTTAGAGCTAGAAAATTTAAAGTTGCTATTGCAGTAGATAGTTTTGATGATAATGATGGAGAATTAGGAATTAGTGGTACTTTCTTAGGACAAAGTGATCCAATTGAAGGAACTTTTGATACTTCTACAAAGACATTTGAAGAAGGATTTACTAAGAAGGTCGTTGATGTAAGTTATACCAATACTGGTTCAATAGCTGAAATATCTGTGCCAGGAATAACGTTCAATGATAGTGAAGATAAATTTAAAGGAGTTCCTTTTGATTTAGATAAATTTACATTTAAAGATAATGGAGCTTTAAAGACTGCAACGTTAGGAAGTAGTTGGACTATAAAATAGAAATGGAGGAACGTTAAATGATAATTAACGGAGTTGAATTAGAGGATTTAGATATATATGATCTTGAAGTTGCTGAAAAGTTTGATGAAGTGTTGAATAATTTACAACTTGTAAAAGAAGAAGTTCAAGGGATGAATAATGTTGAAGGTATAAGGACATTATGTACAGCGATATTCGAAGTGTTTAATACTATGTTTGGAGAAGGAACAGATAAAAAAGTTTTTGGTAATAAAGTTAATCTGATGGTTTGTATAAAGGCTTTAGAGGAATTTGTTCTAAAAATGAATGAGCAAAAGAAAGAACTTGACAGGCTAATGAATAAATACTCCCCTAATAGAGCTACTAGAAGAAGTAAGAAATAATGAATATTTTGGTCGATTTAGTTCCAACTACAGTTAACATTGATAATAAGGAGTACGAGATTAATAGTGATTTTCGTACTTCTATTTTATTTGAATTATTAATGCAAGATGGAACTATAGAGGAAGATGATAAAATTCTTATGGCATTACAACTTTATTATCCAGATATACCTGAAAATATTAAAAAAGCTATAGAACAAATGCTGTGGTTTTATAGATGTGGTAAGGATGTATCTTCATCAAAAGGAAATGGTAAAAGTAAGGGTGTTACTCAGATTTACAGCTTTGAATATGATGACAATTATATATATTCTGCGTTTTTAGACCAGTATAATATCGATTTACAAGATATAGAGTATTTGCATTGGTGGAAGTTTAAGGCTATGTTTAAGGCTCTTAAAGATGATAATATGATAGTTAAGATTATGGGATATAGAAGCATGGATTTATCTAAAGTTAAGGATAAAGAACAAAAGGCTTATTATAGGCGGATGCAGAAGTTATATGAAATACCAATTTCTAAGGATGAGCAGAATAAACTTGATGATATAACTATAGCTTTATTAAGTGGCGAGGATTTAAGTAAAGTGTTGTAAATATTCTAATTATCTTAAATTAAGATTAGTGCTTTTATAGATAATGAGGTGATGAGAATTAAAGATATAAGATGTGCAAATTGCAATCAGCTACTCTTAAAAGCTGATTTTGTTAAAGGTGAAATTAAATGCCCTAGATGCAAAAAGATAATTAAATTAGAAGATCCAAAAGACAGAGCTTAGAGCCACACCATAGAGTAGTGAGCCAATGCCTGCTTTTTTTATTTTATAAAGAAAGTAGGTGAACAACTTGGCTGATGGGAAAATAATTATTGATACTACGGTTGATAATTCAGGTGCAGAAAAAGATATAAAAAGTCTTAGTAGCAAAATTGGTAGTATGGCTAAAACTAGTGCAACAGCAGTAGCTGGGATGGTTGCTGCTGCTACAACTGCAGTAGCGACTTTGGCCGGTTTGTCGGTAAAACAATATGCTGAATATGAACAATTGACTGGTGGGGTTGAAACATTATTTAAGAACAGTAGTGATAAAGTAATGGAGTATGCAAATAATGCATATAAGGCAGCAGGAATGTCTGCAAATGAGTATATGAATACTATTACAGGATTTGCAGCTTCATTATTACAAGGACTTGGTGGAGACACTGAAAAAGCTGCTAAAATAGGTAATATGGCTGTTGAGGACATGGCTGATAATGCTAATAAAATGGGTACAAGTATAGAACTTATACAAAATGCTTATCAAGGCTTTGCTAAGCAGAACTATACAATGTTAGATAACCTTAAACTAGGTTTTGGAGGAACTAAAGAAGAAATGCAGAGGTTACTCCAAGAAGCTAGTAAAATTAGCGGTATTAAGTACGATATTAGTAATTTTAGCGACATAATAGAAGCCATTCATGTTATACAAAATGAAATGGGCATAACTGGAACAACAGCAAAGGAAGCTGCTTCTACGATTGAAGGTAGTTTGAGTATGACAAAGTCTGCATGGACTAATTTATTAACTGGTATGGCCGATGATAATGCTGATTTTGATAAGCTAGTAGATAATTTAGTTAATAGTGTGGGGACTTTAGGGGAAAATTTATTGCCAAGAATAGAAATTGCTATAAATGGTATTGGAAAATTAATTGATAAATTACTTCCATCAATTATTAATAAAATACCGGAATTAATAAGTTCTATATTACCTGGAATGGTACAAGCGGGAATTAATGTAACTTCTTCACTTGTAAATGGTATTGTTGAGTCATTACCAATGCTCTTAGAGATAGGGTTACAAGCCTTAACAACATTAGGGAAAGGTATAGCAAAGAATTTACCTACATTAATACCAACTATAGTTAACTTAATGGTTTCTATGTGTGACATGATAATTGAAAACTTACCTTTGATAGTAGATGTAGCAATAGATATTATACTAGCTTTAGTACAAGGATTAGTTAGTGCTTTGCCTACGTTAATTGCAGAGGTTCCTAGGATAATAAATAGTTTTGCAAATGCTATATACAATGCGTTACCTCAAATACTTATGGCAGGTGTTCAAATTATAGGAATGCTTATTAAAGGATTGATTCAATCTATACCAACACTAGTTGCTAATATTCCACAAATAATAATGGCTATAGTAAATGTATTTACCTTAATGAATTGGGCTAGTATTGGTAAGAATTTAATAACTGGTATTGGTAATGGAATTAAATCTATGGTATCTAATATAGGTACAGTTGCTAAGTTTACGGCTGAAAGTGTTGTAAATGGAATAAAAGGGATATTTACCTCAGGAGGAAGTATTGGTAGGAACTTAATAAGTTGGGTTACTAATGGTATAAGTAGTTCAGTAGGGAATTTGGTACAAGCTGCAAAAAATGTTGCAATAAGTGCAATTCAAGGGTTAAAGAATATACTGAGCTGGGATAGTGCAGCTAGTATTGGTAAGAATCTTATACAAGGTCTCTGGAATGGTATTTCTAATATGGGTGGCTGGATAATGGATAAAATAGGAGGCTTTGCTAGTAATATAATTGGAGGAATTAAAGATTTCTTTGGGATACATTCACCTTCTCGTGTAATGAGAGATTTGATAGGTACTAACATAGTAAAAGGTATTGGTGTAGGTATTGATATAGAGACTCCTAATTTAGAAAAAGATATTGATGCAAACATGAAGGATTTATTGGCTAAAATGAAAGGCACAGTAGATTATGAAACTGCTAGAACTACAGCTAGAGTAGTCGCAGAGAATAATGTTAATGTAGAAAATACTAATAGTGCTAGTAAAAATTATAATCCAAGTTTTAATATTATAGCTAAAGTTTCTGTACCATTAGATAGTGAAGTTATTGCAGAGGTAACAACTCCAATGGTTATAGAAAATATAAGCGAGGATCAGAATAGTTATAGTGTATCAAGGGGAGGAAATTAGATGGCGGAATTTATTGTATTCAATAATAAGAATAGTTATAAAGATTTTAAAATTAAGTTACTAAATGAAGTTATAATTCCTTTCCCTAATAAACATATGAATCCTATAAGTATAGATGGTGCTGATGGTGATTTGTATGAAGATTTAGGTGGTTATGAAGATATAGTTATTCCGGTAAATTTAGATATTCTAGATGAGAAAATAATAAAAAACAGATATAGAAGTATTAAAAGATGGCTCAATCAGATAGAGGATAATAAATTAATGTTTTCTACTGACTTGGGTTATTTTTATAAGGTCAAAAAAGTTGAAGTACCTAATAATTTTAAGACTGTATTTAATGGATTAGGTGAAGCCAATATAAATTTTATATGTGATCCATACACTTATGATATAGATGGGATTGATGAAATTTCATTACCTCCAACATTGTGCAATTATGGAGATGTATCTAAACCTATTTACCGTATAAAGGGTGAAGGAGTACTTAATCTATATGTTAATGATAATCTAATTAAATTAAACATAGGACAAGAGATACTTATTGACACAGATCTAGAACTTATTTATAGAGAAGGAGCTATTGAGAATAATAGAAAAACTGGTAAGTGGGAAGATTTATATCTTAAGCCTGGGGAAAATAAATTTAATTGGAATGGTAATTTTAATATTACAGTTATTCCAAACTGGAGGTGTTTGTAATGTCTATAGAGTTTTATAACCCAGATAATAATAACTTTGAATCTGATGGTAATGTTACATTAAGGCCTAATAAAGCATTATTTAAAATTAGATTAAATGGAATTTGTGAAATAGAGTTATCACATCCATGTGATAAAGAAGGTAGATGGAAGTTTATAAAAAATGATGGAATTATTAAAGCTCCAACTCCTTATTCTACTGGTCAGTTATTTCATGTTTATAGTATTAAAAAGAATATGGTAGGTGGCTTAAATATAAAGGCCAGACATATATTCTTTGATTTAAATAAAAGTATTATTTTAGATAATAGAGCTGAGAATAAAACATGTCAAGAGGCGTTAGATATAATCCTTAATGAAACTAAATTTAGTGGAAAATCTAATATAAAAAAATTAGCAACAGCATATTTTGTAAAAATGAATAGGGTTGCTGCTATTAATGGGAATACTGATAATACACTTATTTCTAGGTGGGGTGGCGAGATATTCTTAGACAATTATAATGTAACTGTAAATGATCATATCGGTGGTGATTATGGGGCTTATATAAACTATGGCAATAATATGTTAGAGCTAGGTTTAGAAGATAATGAGGATAATGTAATAACAAGAGGTTATCCTGTAGCCTTTAATGGAAGAATGCTTCCGGAAAAATACATAGATAGCCCACTAATAAATAAGTACAGAGAAATTAAAGAGGACTTTGTAGAAATGTGCGATTTAAAGCTAAAAGAAGATTCTAGTGATGGTGAAGGATTTGATACTGTTGAAGAGTTATATAAATCAATGAGAATTAGAATGAAAGAGTTGTATGATGGTGGACTTGATAAGCCAACTGTAACAGGTACTACAAAAGTTGCTCCTTTAGAGAACACTACTAAATATAAGTATGTCAAAGGATTAGTTAATATTGGACTAGGGGACACAATAACAATTTATCATGAGAAGTTAGATATTGATTTTGCATCACGCTGTATAGGATATACATGGAACATACTAACAAGGAAATATGAGACTGTAGATGTTGGAGAATTTAAGGAAAGCTTCTTTAGTAAGCAGACTGATGTTAGAAATAAAGTAGAAAGCATTTTGAATGGTGATGGTAGCGTAAAAGCAAATGAAATACAGGGATTTTTAGATGCTACAAGAACTAAGTTGATAGCACAAAAGGAAATAGGACAATTGCAAGATGTAAGAGCATTCATCTGGGAAGACTTAGATCCTAATTCTCCTACATATGGTTGTATGATTGGGGGAAGTGCTGGAATACAAATTAGTCAACAAAGAACCCCGGACGGAAAGAATTGGGATTTTACTACTGCTATAACAGCAGAAGGGCTAATAGCTGATAAGATTGTCGGAAGATTATTTTCTTCTAAGAATGGAATGACAAAAATATGGATGGAAACTGGTACATTTGAAAGTGAATTACCTGATGGTAGTAAAATAGTTATAAGTCCAGAGAAAGGCTTTTATAATAAGTTTGGAGATAGTAAAAGGGAATATCATCATTTGAATTACTATGATTTAAGGAATATAGAAGTAAGCAATACTGGTACTTGGAGTTTAGATATTACTTTACCGAATGAATTTAAAGGTAAAAAGTTTATAGCAGATTGTAATTACAAGGAAATTCTTTCATCATATCCTTTAACTATATTCGGAAACCAAAGAATTTATCAAGATGTGGATTATGAAAAAGGAATAATAAAATTAAGTGGTACTATAATTTCGCAAGCAATAGAATTTTATACAGCAGATAATAAAACTTATTTAATGTCCTACAAGGGCAATAAAAAGATTACAGCTAAAATATCTATTAATGTAATAGCATAGGAGGTGATACTGTGAAGTTTCCTAAGAAGGTTGATATAGATGTTAGTAAAGATTTATATAATCCTATACAAGTTAAACAAAGTGATAATGCAAGGTACTTATTATTTAGAATACTAGATAATGGAGTACCTTTTGATTTAACAGGAAAAACTGTAAGGTTCTTTGGTAAGAAACCCGACGGAAAAGAAATATACAATGATATGACAATAACCTCGGCAACTAAAGGAGAATGTGAATTAAGGCTTACAAGTGGGGCTTTATCTACTCCAGGTATATTACAACTAGAAATTGAAATAAAAGAAAATGAAGATACAATATCAACTTTTATTCTTGATGTAAATATTAAGAAGTCCTTACGTTCTAACAGTAGTATAGAAAGTTCAAACGAGTATACAGTTATAGAAAAAATAATTGAGACTATGAAGGAATGGATAGAAAAGGCTAAAGATGCTGTAAGAAGGGTAGATGAAGCTATTAAAAAAATTCCTCCTAAAGAAGAGTTAATAGGACCACAAGGACCTAAAGGAGATAAAGGTGAAAAAGGAGATAAGGGAGATCCAGGAGCAAAAGGTGATAAAGGTGATGAAGGCGATACAGGATTTTTTGGAATGAAAATAAAGGAAGACGGACACTTATATGCAATGGTAAATGACAGCAAACCTATACCACCTTTAGAAATAGATGAAAGAGGACATTTAATATATAGGATAGATTAATTGAAGGAGGGTGTAGTTAATGGCTCAAGAATTAGATTTAGGAAGTGTAGTTGGACCACAAGGTCCTAAAGGAGCAACAGGAGAAAGAGGACCACAAGGTCCAGCGGGTGCTAGGGGTGAAACTGGACCAATTGGACCTACAGGAGCACAAGGGCCTAAAGGAGATACTCCACAATTAGCTTTTACAATAAAAGAAGACGGACATTTATATGTAACAATATCTTAATAAGGAGGGAGAAAAAGTGGCATTAAAAGAAATTGATTTAGGAAATGTTAGAGGTCCTCAAGGTCCTGCTGGACCTAATGCAGTATCTACTACAACAACTACTACAGGATTAACAAGTGGACATTTTTTATATAGTGATAATGGAAGAGTTGGAGGTAAAGCAATAACTCCTGCTACTATAGGTGCTTTAGCTTCTAATGGTAAAGCTGCTGATTCATCAAAGCTTAATAATGCAACAGAGTCTACATCAGGCACGGCTAATACTATCGCCAAAAGAGATAGTAATGGGGACTTAACAACTAGATTCTTTAAGAGTACTTATCCAAATCAGGACAGAATGAATGGGGCTCTAGCTTATAGAGTTAATAATTCATCTGACAATAATATTAGATTTTGCAGTGATGTACAAGCTATATTAGAGTGGTTAGGGACAAACAAAGCAAAATATGAACTGTTAGGAACTGCTACTAAATTTGATATTGTTATGCCAAACCCTAATGCTAATTTTATACGTTGCACATTTAGTTGTGGTAATAAACAAGAATTGTCTTCTGTATATGTAAATGTTAATGGGAAATATGTTACTGACTGGACTGTAGGAGCAAGCTTTAGTATGGTAGTAGAATTTATGAAAGTTAGTGGAACTTCATATGTAATGTCAATGAATCTACATTGTGCTATGAGAAATAGCGATATGTCTTATAGATTAACAACATCTACTAACAAATTAGATTATGAGTCTATACAAAAAATAACCTTTGAACATTCACAGACAGGCTATAAATTAGAAAATTGTGCTTACACTTTAGAATGGTATTAGGAGGATTATATGAAATATATTTTAGTGAATACTTTAAGAAATAATACAATTGAAAAGATAATACCCAAAGAAGCAGGGGTGACATTTATTCCTTCTTCTTATCCGTCTTACTTGAAGATGATAGAAGATATAAATGACGAAATTAAATCTTTAAATTATAGATATGATGAAGAAACAAAGTCATTTATTGAATTAAGTGAGCAGGATATTAAAGAAATGTCCTATGAGGCCTTAGTTGAAGAAAACTTACAACTTAAATTGGCTATGGCAGAACTTTCGGAAGAGAAGGATCAAAAAATATTAGATTTGGAATTAGCGTTAGCAGAAATAGTGGAAGGAGGATTAATTTAATATGATTAAGATTTATGCAGATTTAGTAGAGGCAAAAGAAAGAAGTTTAGACGGAGCAGATGGAATAAAGAAAGTGCCAGATAAATATTTAGATGGAGTTAAGGAAGAACTTAAAAAGAGAGGATATGAAATAAGTTAGAACCAATTTGATAGGTTCTTTTTTATAAAAAGATAAAATTAAGTTAACCATAGGGAGAGCTATATAAACAAAAGATTCAAAAAAGAGTAATAGTAATTCTAGATTTTGCATTTGTATTAAGGAGGAACATATGGAAAAAGAGTTATTACTGAAATTTATAGATATCAAATATATTTGCAACCTTGTAAATACGGAGAAATGGAATCTATTAGGAAAATAACTTGAGCTCAGCTATATTTAAATTAAGTATATAGTATTTGCTAAGAATAACTATTTTTAGATAAAAAATACCAACAAATAAAATAAAAATTGTTTAATATGCAAAAATTGACATTTTTTTATGTTTGATTTAAAATATTTAGTGTGGAATTATAAAAAATAGTTGCTGCAATTTAAGAGATTTAAATGGATATATATGTACTAATGAAACATTAAATGCACAGAAGTAATTAAAAATACGGAGGGATATTGTGAAGGTATTGGAAATTGTATCAAAAACAAATTATTTAAATGGATTAATACATAGAATATCTTATAAATATTCTATAACAAAAAATGTTGGGTATAATAATATTGAAAATTCTTTTAAAGAAATTATGCAGGAATTAGAGAACTGTGAGCTAACAGACACCAGGAAGATAAATGATATACTCAGTAAGATGAGTGAGTTGCGTTTGAAATTGAAGTTAATAGATCGTGAGGAAAGGTTAAGCAAGATTCAGTAAAATGTATTTAATCAAATTTTAATAAAAAATGATTAAGTAATTGAATAAAAGATTTAAAAGAGATTAGAAGAAATTCTAGTCTCTTTTTTATACAAAAAAATTAGAAGAGAGGTGGTAATAATGTATGGAAAATGACTTATTTAAAGTTATATTAAATCAAGGAGCATGGGCAGTTCTTTTTGTATGGCTACTAATAGACACCAGAAAAGAGAGTAAGGTTAGAGAGGAAAAATTACAGAGAGTTATCAATAAGAATCAAGAAGTAATTTCAGAGCTAGCTGAAAAATTTAATGTAGTTGAGGACATCAAAGAAGATGTTGAAGAAATAAAATCAAATTTAAGAGGAGAGATGTAAAATGGAATTTACAAACTTTATAATGGAGAATGCTTTAGTCTTAATACCTGCACTATATGTTATAGGGTTCATTTTAAAGAAAACAGAGAGTGTTGTAGATAAGTATATACCAGTAATCTTATTACCTATAGGTGTAGCTGGAGCAGTTGCAGTAATGGGGCTTAGTGCAGAATCTGTTATTCAAGGTATATTGGTAGTTGGTGCCACAGTATTAACAAACCAAGTAGTAAAACAATCTAGTAAAGTAGAGTAGTCAAATAGGCTACTCTTTTACTTTATATTTAAAAGGAGTGATTTTAAGTGATAATAGGAATAGACAAAGGACATAGTACATGGGATAAAAGTCCGTGTGGAGCTGTAGGTTTACTTAATGAATCTAAAGAGAATAGACAAGTTGGAGATAAGGTTATACAAAAGTTAAGAGCTTTAGGCCATACAGTAATAGATTGTAGTTGTAATAGTGCTAGCTCTGTAAATGAACAGCTAGCAGCTATAGTTAATAAAGCTAATGCACAAAAGTTAGATCTATTTTTAAGCTTACATCTTAATGCTGGTGGAGGAACTGGAGCAGAGATATACACTACCAATACTAGTGGAGCTAAAGAAGAAGCTAAGAAATTAATAGAAACTTATTGCAAGAGAACAGGATTTAAAAATAGAGGACATAAGTTCTCTGAACTTTATGTATTAAGACATACCAATGCTCCTGCTATGTTGCTAGAGATGTGTTTTGTAGACACAGAAGACGACTTTATAAAGTGGAATAACTTAGGGGTAGAAACTATCGCTAATGCAATAGTAGAAGGAATTACAGGACAAGTACCAAGCGAGAATAAGCATGTAGAAAGTCATAAACCAGTAGAAAGTGAATCAACAATAGAGGAGGAGTCAAAATTGTTAGAAAAGTGTAAAGATAATGTATTAAAATATGGAGCAAAGGGAACTTATGTATTTTTAGCACAATCAAGTATGAAAGCTTTAGGTTTATATAATAGACCTATAGATGGTTCATATGGTCCAGCTAAGGGAAACGGAAGTTTTTATCAAGCTGTCGTAAATTTAAATGCTAAATTAGGATTTAAGAACGACAGTAATTTAGGTCCTGCATGTTGGGAGTATATTTTAACTAAATAATAGTTCTGTAGTATGCTTATAAAACAAGAAAACAAAAAGACAGTAATCAGGGATAATTTCCTTGGTTGCTGTCTCTTTGTTGTTTTGTAAAGTTGTAAAGAGCAATTACAGAATAAAATAATAAGTTAAAAACTGCTCTTCCTTGTAAATTATATTGAGGATTTTACAACTATAAAGTACAATAATTTTCATTATTAATCAATAAATGTAAAAGAACATATTAAAAATAGACACTTAGAAGATAAATAAGTAGAAATATTAAATAGATTTATATTGTATTTAAATAATAATAATAATAATGTAAATGTGTACTGTACTACAATAATAAGAAAATCAAAAGAGCGATTAATCTTAATTGTGGGGTGGATTAATCGCTCTTTATATTTATATATAGGTTCAAGAGTATTAATTAAATTAAAACTAATACTGGTTTATTATATCAATTACAAAATAGCATAAAAATGGAAGGAAGTCAATAAATTTACTCTAATTATGTCGGAAATAGGGTTGATTTATAAATGTTATATTTATCTAAGTATTTGGTTATACTTATAAATAGTATTGTACTATACTTATAAAAAGGTAGTGGTTAAGGAATCAGTCCTTATCTGCTACCTTTTTATTTCACAAAAATATTTTATAAAAATCAGAAATTATTATTATCATAGAAGAAATCCAAAAAGTTATTTCTGCTATTTTTCTATTTTTACCATCTAATTTGTCTAGTAATAGCAACGAAGTTAAGAATATTATATGAATAAAACCTCTTAATATAAATTCTATATTTACTAAGTATATAGAATAAAGCGTTATACTTATTGCCAATCCTAATAGAATATAAATAATGAGTTTATAAATTTTATTCATAATAATCACCTCTATTGTGCCACGTAATAAAAATCTTTTTTTCACTATAAATATTTATATGATTTTTACTATTATATGAAAGATATCTTCATTAATTACTTTGTTTAATTTTACCATTTTATTTTAATAAATTCAATTAATTGGCTATAATTAATAATGTTACGGTACTAATAAAGGCAGTAGGTAGGGAGTTATCCTTATATGCTGCCTTTTTTATTATGTATTGCCTGTAATAATATAAGATGTTTTGTCGAATGTATTGAAGAAAATGTAGACAAGCATTAATATAAAAGAAAAAAGAACTCGAAACGACTACCAATCTACCGAGTTCTAAAAGTATAATATATTTCATTGAATGTATCTCCATTATAGCATATATTCTTTGAAATATAAATAAAATAATGGAGTGATAAAATAGTGGCAGTTAAAAAAATCAGATGTTTTACCTACGATTTAAGAAATGATGGAGTACTTGTAAATAGTCAATTTTTAAAGGACGTTATAGAGTCGTTATATCAAGGCGATAATTCTAAGGAAGTATCTGAAGGTAATCGAGTTAGAATATTTCCTACCAATAGTGGTAGTGATGAGTACATATCTTTAGAATATATAAAAAAAATAAAACGTGAAAAAGATACTGAGATAGAAAAAAAGAGTATTGATGATAAATTTTTATTTTTTAGAATTGGGAAGCAAAAGGATATAGATGGAGCTGTAAAAAGAAATACAGAGACATGGGAAGGTTATGAAATAATAGATAAAGATGATCAAGGCTCATTTAATTTAGAAATATGTACATATATATTAATAGATACAACTAATGGAGTAATATTGGAGTTATATGGAAGATATTCTCCTACAGTTAAAGGATTTTCAATAATTTTAAATCAAGCTATACAAAAAGCAGATAATAAGTTAGTCTTTTCGTATAACAATATAATGACAGATGAGTTAATGGATGCTTTATTAGATAATGGTGTTAGACTTGGAAAGATAATTTATAATTACGAGAAACCTACTCTTGATTTTTTGGCTCAATTGGGATGGAGTGCAAGCGAAATTAATGCAATTGGGGATACTGAAATATTTGAGTTAGAGCTTTCTTTTAAAGCAAAAGGAAGAAAACCATTAACTAGAAAAAGCGAAACAATAAATAATGTTGTTTCATCTTTTAAAAAGGCTTCAGATTTATTTAAAAATAATTTAAAAATAATAGGAAGTACAAAAAACACACAAAGTAGAGAGTATACATTTAAAGAAGAAGAGGTAACATATAACGTTGATATACCGTATGATAGAATGCAAGATGGTATAAAAATAAAGTTAGGACTTGATGAAATATGCTTTGAAGTATACGAAAGATTTATTTCAATGTATAGAGATAATAAGACAAAAATTGAATCATATTTTAAAGATTAGGATGGTTGATTTAAATGAAAGATACCCTTAAGAAAGGAATAGTATTAGTATTATTGACTATAGTTATATATAAAACACTGGATGTTTCTTTTATGTGCAATAATAACTTTAATATGATAACTGTAAATACAGTTCTTGTAGGTTTTTTATTTACTATTTTAACAATAATAATGTCATTTACAGATGAAGATGTAATATCAACTTATGAGAAAACTAATGAACTAGAAAAAGTATATAATAATATTACTACTGGGATAGTACTAGGGGTGCTTTCAATAGCTATTGCGATAATTACTCTTTGTATTTGGGGGGAACCTCTTAAACAGGAACTGACAGATGTTAATAAAATGATGTATTCTGTAATTATAAGCATGTTTGTATTGATAATGAAATCAATATTATTTGCCATTATTGATATAAATAATATAATAACAGATATTAGGCGTAGAAAATTTACTAAGAGCAAGCAAGAAAAAGCTAATAAGGAAATGGAAGAGAAGTATAAGTAACTTATTAAAATCCAGATTTAAGCTAGTAGGTAAGAGAAATCTTACTTGCTAGCTTTTTTTTATGTATAAAATTCAAACAACAGATAATACTATAAATGTTTTCTATTATTAATAGCTAAATAAAAAGAGACTAGATTAACTATAAGGTTGACCTAGTCCATTTTTGTTTATGAAAAAAATGTAGACAAATCCTCCACTAGGGAAGTATGTATTTCACCAATAGTATAGCAAAATCAATAGTGATTGTATAGGGGGAATTTTACAATGAATATAACAAAATATATTGCTCTTGAATAACATATAATAATTAGGGTACCTCCTGAAATTATATTAATTTTAAATTTGTAGAATCCCAGAAAGCTAGTAGGTAGATTAATTTATACTTGCTAGCTTTTTATGTTAAATGCTTGTTAAAAATATATAAAAATTATTGACCTGGGTTTACATTTATATAATAATCTTTATAAAAAATTTAAAAAAGCTTTTGCTACTTTATTTAAGCATTAATTAATCTTTTTACTAAAATAGGAGGGTTAAAATGAGAAAAACAAGTGAAGCACAAAGGAATGCAGATAAAAGATGGAGAGAAAAAAATAGAGATTATGCAAATTATTTAAAGAATAGGACAAGTGCAAGATGCTTTATTAGAAATAGAGCTACATTAGAAGATATAGGAGAATTAGAAGTATTAATTAAAGAGAGGGTTGAGGTATTAAAAAAGGAAAATAATAAGTTATGTTAAAGACTAGGATACCTAACTATATTCTAGTGTTCCATTTTATCATAAATGTTATTGTTATTATTTAAGAAGAAAAAGAGTGACCAATCAATAAGGGGGACTAGTCACTCTTTTTCTACTTTTATAGTTATTAATACTATGGTGAGATTTAACAGTAATATATAATATCATGGGAATAAAATCAATAAAACTGTCTGATTTATAATAAAAATTTAATAATTATATTTGTTTAAATAATTGATTATAATAAATACTAAAATTAGTCCGTATAGTTTCCTATTTTTTGAAATCTTTATTATATAATTCGTATTGCCAAAAATTTTGTGTTATTAGCCCATATATATGTATTGAAGCAACTAATATAATAAATGTTAAAAGTAATTCTAATAAAGTGTTATTAAACTTTTTATCTAAAATAGGTATAATAAAAGCGCCGATAAAAATATTCATTATAATATATACGAATAAATCAACAAAGATATAACATTTCTTTTTAACAAAGCTGTTTTTACAGGTTTTACAGGTTATTTTACCTTTATATTGAAAGACTGACTTTAATCTTTCTTTGTATGTAAACTTATCCTTACATTTTATACAGTTCATAGATCTTCTCCTTCAATTTTTATTATACTTCATATATATAGTATATTACAATTTTAAATTACTTTCTTATTTAATTATACACAAATAATGGTAAATATAAAACTTTATAGATTTCATAAAGAAATACACTTCAGTTAATTGATATTGCTTTCATATGTTTGGTTTACTTAACATTAAAGACCAGAAATTATTTCTGGTCTAATTTTTTTATTAATATATATTTATTTTTTGGTAGTTGGTATTTAAAAACTTTCCATCTATATATGGCGGAGTGATGACATTCTAATATAGAGGACAGTTTTTCAATTCCATAAGTATCAATTAATAAATTTATATTTCTTTCTTGATTTAATATGTATGACAAATAATCATCACATATAATATCTTTATCTAATACAGATATAAGTTTAAGTAAAGTTTCGCGAGTAATATTATCTCTATATCCAGCTTCTAGTTCATTAATAGTTGATCGACTTAACCCTGTTAATTTGACCAATTCTTTTTGAGTTATTCCAGCTACTAACTTAGCCTTTTTTATTCTATTTGATAAGGTATCTATTGGCATGTCATCGTATAGTAAATTATTAATATTCATCGCAATTTGGAATGACGAGCTTCTGTATGTCCAACAAAAAGACCACTTTTTTCTCCAGCGCAGAATAAATTATCCACTCCTTGAACCTTCATGTCATTAGTTCTAGGAGCAACAGATAGATATCTCATTGAGTTACCTTTACTTCCTGCATATGGATCCACATACTTAGCATGTTCTAGTCCTGGTATCTTCCTTAATTTTTCTAAAGGATAATAAGTTGTCATTAATTTTGCATGTCCAGTATCTAAAAGTACTACATTTTCAGCAAATTCTTTTAATGCGTATTGTTGACAAACCTTTGTATCTAATTTGCCGTAGTTAACATCTTCAGTAGGAACCTTTAAAACAACAACACCTTTCTCATTTAACACCTTATTAATTTCATCGGAAAGACTTTCCTTTGCTAATTTACAGGAACCTGACATAGCACCCAAAGCATCTTCAGCTCTTTCTCCTTGAATGTCAGGAACACCACATCTTTCGCTTATTGAAATTCTAGGTCCAAATGATGGACATCTTAAAATACACATTGAACATCCATTTCCATATCTTAAGCAGTTCCCCATAGGACCTGTAGTTCCTGTTGTTTCAATAAAAATATCCCCGTCTACAAAGCTATCATCAGCTAAGTATAAACCTTTTATCTTATGTCCATCAAATTCAACATCTCTAACTCTTTTCTCCATGTGAATTACTATTCCTAAAGATTTGATATAATCTCTTACAGCACCTTCAATCCTGTTGACGTCATAAAGGCTGGCATGTGCATGATTTACTGTATTGCGACCTAATAGCAAACTTACCCAGATGGGGAGCAATTCTCTTGGCTACCCATAATATCAATAACAACCTCCTTAGTAAAACCATTATAACTTATCTTACTAACCAACCTATTAATTAAGTTCCTAAGAGCAATTTTAATATTTTCATCCTCTATATTTGAAACATCCTTAATGGTAGAACACAATTTAGTAAACTCAGAAAAAGAGGACATTATTATTTCAATATTGCGCATTTCAATAGAATTTTGTTCCTTTTTCTTATGAATACCATTTAGTTTATTTTCTAAATCCATGATCTCATTGCTAAGAGAATCTGCTTTCTTTAAAATAAAGTTTTGAGTAGCAGGGTTATTAGTCTTACCAAGTTGAGACATTAAAGTATCCATTTCTGACTTCTTTTCATCAATAGACTTATCAATATTTTTAATCATATCATTAGGAGTACTACTTTTAAGTTCATCAGCGTAAGAAGTTAATTTTCTTAAAAGAGTTTCCTCATTATAGTTTATAAGTCTATTAATTACCTCTTGTTCAAGTTCCAAACCTTTAGCATTAGGGTTTTCACATCTGCTTTTACAACTATGAGCCTTCATAGTGCACATATAGTAATGATTCCTTTTACCATCTTTTCTAAGCCTACCATAGCAAACCCTCATAGGAGCACCACAAATTGAACACTTTAGAACACCTGAAAGTAAGGCTTTAGCTGATGTGCCTTGTCTTGGATTATTCTTCTTAGAATTTCTGTCTAAAGAGTATTGTACCTTTAGCCAATCTGAAGAGGAAATTATTCCTTTATGCTTTCCAACTGCAGCTATCCATTCACTCATATCTCTTAGTTTTCCCTTTGAATTCTTTTTGTTATAAAGCATAATGCCACATCCATTAGGTTCACCAAAGAAATTAACCCCTAAACTTTCATAGTATTCTTTTATTGAAGAGTCAGATTGAACATAAACAGGATTTTTTAGAATATCTGCAAGGGACATAGAAGCAAAATCACCACCATGTTTACCTTTTATATTAGAAGCTAGAAGCTCCTTTAAAGCCATATGTATTGAACTTGTAGCAAGGTATTTAGAAAATATAAATCTAACTACATTCATTTCTTCTTCTAATGGACTTAACTTAAACATGGAACGCTCATTGTATTCACTATCAACATAAGTAATCTTCTCACTTGTAAAACCTAGGGGGCATACACCACCAAGCCATCTTCCTGTTTTAGATAACTGAAGCATGTTATCCCTAATTCTTTCTGCAATTGTTTCTCTTTCTAATTGGGCGAATACAGATGCAATATAGACCATAGCACGCCCCATTGGTGTAGAGGTATCAAATTGTTCTCTTATAGAGATAAAGTCTACATTATGCTCTTGTAAAAGTTCCAAAGTAGTAGAAAAATCAGCTACATTTCTTGATATTCTGTCAAGTCTATAGCAAATTAATGCGTCAAAAGAATTCTTCTTTATATCTTTAAGAAGTTGTTGGAATCGAGGTCTATTGATATTGCCTCCAGAGAAACCTTCATCTTCATAAATGGAATATTCAACATCATTTCCATTAAGCCTTGAGAAATATTCCTTACACATTTCAATCTGATTTTCTATACTTTCACCTTTACCAGTGAATACGGATTTTCTACTATATATAGCAACCTTCATATGGTTCACCTCCACAATTAGTATATAAATAAAGATAAAATAATATCCCTAGTATAGAATATTACTAGAGATATATAAGGGGGCCGAAATAACTTTAAAATATGTAGGAAGGGCCGAGTAAAAGAACTCTATAACAATGGGCAATTTACTTTATAGAATTATGTCATCTAATAATTCTATAATAAATTGTCTTATTTGCTCATTAAAATCTAAATTAAAATATAATATAGTTAAATCAGAATAAAGTATTGTATGGCCTAAAATAGCAGCACAAACAATAGTTTTATCTATTTGTGAAAGGTCTAAATTTATAAAGAATACCTTTACATTTGCGATTGTTGAACAGTGTCCTTTAATATTACCCAAAGGACACATTATAGTGTTTATTCCAAATTCGTTTGCTATTTCGAAAGGATCATTTGTACCATACTTGTTAATTAGTTCTGCTACAATGGTATTTATATTATCCATGAACACATCCCCCTAATATACATGCCCATGTGACCCTGCTAGTATTTATTTGTATTTATTAGATGTGTATTTTAGTTTATTATAGACTCTTACATCCATTAAGAATTTTTGATAAGCCTGTTTTAAATATTCCTTATCTTCATCATCAACAGTGTTACCACAAAGCATTAGATTATCCATTTCTTCAATACTAGAAATCATTTTTTCTGCTTCTTTTTCTATGTCTATAATTTCATTTTGAGAGAGTTCGTTGTGGTTACCATAAGGAATTTTCTTTGTTAATGTTTCATCTAATAAATAGTCAGTTGATACGTTTAAGGTTTTAGCAAGCTTTGCTAAAATTAATCCTTTTGGCTCTCTTTTATTATTTTCGTATCTTGATAGGGTTGCTTCTGTTATGCCAACCAAATCAGCTAGTTCTCTTTGATTCAAATTTAATTCTTCTCTAAGAATTTGAATCTTTTCTCCAATTGTTTTCATATAATCACCTCTGATAGTACTTACCAATATTATAAATTATGTGAAGAGAAATACAACAAAACTTACCGAAGTTATAAGTAAAATATTGACAGTTACCAATTGGTAAGTTAGTATTTAGTTATAAAGGGTATTAGGGGGAGTAAAAATGAATGGAAATTTGCTAAAAAGTAAAAGAATTTTATTGGGCATTACTCAGAAGAATTTAGCTAAGAAGTTATCAGTATCAGAGAAAACTTACAATCATAAGGAGCAAGGAAAGATTCACTTTAAGCCTGGTGAGATTGTAAAGATTTCAAAAGAGCTCTCATTATCTAACAAGGAGGTGAATCAAATTTTTTTTGACAGTAACTTACCATATGAATAAGTGCAGAAAAAATTTTATAAAGCATATAATAAACTAGTGCTTTATTAGGAGGGGTTATGGCCAAGAGCAAACCTTTATACAAAGTTACTATTACACCAATGTGTAAAGAAGAAGAGGAAAGATTTCAAGATCTGGTAGCAGATGAGGTTGCTAGATTTGTGGCAGATCTACTTCCTAAGGATATTATGGTGAAGCTTGGAGAAGAAATTGGACAAAGGTTAGATGGAAAAAGAGAGAATAGTATATAAAATTTGATTTACTTTTAATTACAAACATAGATACAAAAGATGAATGAAAGGGGGAATTTATGAATCTATGTATATTTAGGGATTATATAGAGAATTGTAAGAAATATAGGGAATGTCCTAGCTGGGAAGGATTAAAGAAGTATTATTATAAGATTTATGGAGGCAATAAGGATGGATAATAATTTGTTTTGGTTTAAGTTTCATATTAATACTTATGAAAGCGAAGCCTTTAAGCTTATAGATGCTATGCCAAAGAGGGATGCTATCCATTTTGTTTATGTAAGACTTATGATCCTAGCAGCTAAAACAAATAAGAACGGATATATTTACTTTGATGTTGATACTCCTTATTCAGAGGAGATGTTATCAACCATTATGAATAGGCCTATAGGTATAATAAGACATTCATTAAAGGCATTAATCAAGGTTAAGCTTATATCTATTGGTAGTGAAGGTTATATAAGAATTAATAATTGGGATAAGGAACAAGGAACTTCTTTTGCCCCTAAGATTAAGTCAGAAGAGGAAATTTTGGTTGAAGAAAAAGAGAAGGCTAAGGAAAAGAACAGAAAAAGAATGGCTGAATATAGAGCAAAAAAGAAGAATGTAACAACTACAAATGATGATACTGTAACTGCTACAGGTAATGAGGGTGTAGATGTTACAAGTAACAGTGATGTAACAGAACAGAAAGAGAATAAAGAGTTAGATTTAGATAAAGAAAATGAGATAAAGAGAGAGATAAAAAGCCAAAGAAAAGAGGCAGAAGAGGTGAATGTTCTTGGCTACAAGGTGCTTTCTTATTACGAACATGTAACAGGAAAAATAGGAGTTTTTAACTTGCAAGCTTTGTGTGCTGCAATAAAAGTTCATGGAGAAAAGAACGTTAGGTTAGCAATTGATAGAGCATTAGCTGTAAACAAAGTTAGTATGACATATGTAAATGGTATTTTAAATAATTGGGCAAAGGAAGGGTATCCAAAGGAGAAGGTGGTTAAGGATGGAGGAGAATTTAGTGGATTTAAAGCAAATGAACCAGAAGGATTGTCAGAAGAAGAACGAAGAAGAGCAAAGGACCTTATATAAGTGTGAAAAGTGTGAGGATAGAGGGTGGCTTATAATTCCTAGAGAGCGTAAGCAACCTTTGTTTGTAAAGTGTGATTGTCAAAATGTTGGTAAGGTAAGAGGTCAGTGGAAGGAATCAGGTATTAAGGTGGATATGTGTAAGTATACCTTTGGTAATTATAAGATTTGGAATGAGTTTTCTAAGAGAGCTAAAGATAGTGCCTCTTCATATTATATGAAATTTGATGTCATAAGATATACCAGGCAGAACAGTATTATGTTTTGTGGGCAAGTAGGCTCTGGCAAAACTCATTTAGCTGTTGCACTAAGCTTAAATTTACTTGATAGAGGGTTAAATGTTGTGTATTTGCCTTATAGGGATGTGGTTACTTCAATAAAACAGAATATGTTAGATGCTGAGTACTATGGAAATATGATTAATAAGTATCAGGTGTGTGATGTTTTATTAATCGATGATCTCTTCAAAGGAAAGATTAATGAGAGTGATATTAACATAATGTTTGAAATTATAAACTATAGATATTATAACTGTTTGCCAATTATAGTCTCTACTGAGTTCACTGTGGACAAGCTCCTGGATTTTGATGAAGGTGTTGGATCTAGGATATATGAAATGTGTAAGAGGTACGTGGTGGAGATACCAAAAGGGATAGAGAATAACTATAGATTAAGATAGGTAGTGATATAAGAAGGTAAGAAAGGGTGGACAAGCTATAGATTGCGCTAGTTGGGTTGGATACTAGGAAGGAGAAGCATTAAGTATAAGGATGGGAGAAGTTTATGGTTAAAAAGATTGAGGAGGAAGATAGAATAAAGATGTTAGAGGTTGCTCTTAGGGGATATGCTAATAGGAACTTGATATTGGCCATGGAGAATAAAAGGCTGATGGAAGAGAATGAGGGATTTAAGAAAGTGCTAAAGGTATTGGAAGAAAGGGTTATTGAGAATGGGTGAAGAGGCTTCTATATGGGGCTTCTTTTTTAGTTTATGAGGTAATAGCATTTTGAAAATAAAGAAACATTAAATAGTAAAAGTACTAATAATCTAATTTAAAAAATTTATGAAGTAATTAAATATAGTGCCTAGTCATATTAGAGTAAATGTGTTTCTTATATTATACTTAAATGTAGTTATATCCAAAAAGATACAATTTATTCAAGAAAGTGTGTTATAATTTTCTTGTAAAGATTTATTATGGGGGGATTTTTTATGAGAAAAAAAGCTTTAATAATCAAAATTATATCAGCTATTTTAATTATCTATGGAGTATTTATGTTAGCGTCTGGATTTAGTAAGAAAAATAATTATACTAATAGTGAATATTCAGAATCAGTTAATGCGTATGTAGGAGGGGATGCATATAATTATATTATAAATGCATCTTACTTTACAGGATATTCTGTTATAGGGTCATCAAGTATTTTGGGTGCTATAATTTTATATGGATCATTACTTGTACTTGAGTCTAAAGAGTCTTGTGGCATAAAAGGAGATTTCAGTGGTGAAGATACAAGTGAAGAAAGCCTTCCTCAAATTTAG